AACATCCTCCGCATCTTCCCACCTCCCTCTCGCGACTACGATCATTTCGGCATCGACATCTTTACACACTTCGGCATCGGCATCGAGAAGAATACGTATCTGTGCCTCAACAAGATGCTGGACACCCCCTGCCCGGTGTGCGAAGAGCACGGTGAGGTCCTTTCATCGTTCGGCGGTCGGCAGCTGACGGATGACGACAAGAACGCACTTCGTCCTTTCAACGCCGGCAAGCGTGTCCTGATGTACGTGGTAGATCGGCAGGAGGAGGAGAAGGGACCACAGGCGTGGCCGTCTCCGTGGACTCTGGATCGCGAGATCACCAACCAAATGCAGGACAAGCTCACAGGCGAAATCCTGTATATCGACGACCCGGAGGTAGGGTTCGATATCAACTTCAGTCGTCAGGGAACGGGTATCGCTACCAAGTATGTGGGGCTGCAGATTGCTCGTGCTCAAAGCGCTCTGCACCGTGATGCTCGAAAGATGAAGGAATGGCTAGACTTCGTCACCAACAATCCGCTTCGGGACATTCTTGTGTATCGTGAGTACGACCGTATTCACAGGGCTCTTCACCAGACCACAGGTACGGGCGCCGGTGAGGGAACCACAGCAACTTCGGCGACGGATTCAGGTGGCGACGATCTGCCTACCGAGGCGGAGCTCATGCGAATGGACGCCGAGGAATTGGACGCCGTCGCAGCGGAACTCGAGATTGACGTGGATGGTGTGGGTGACGACGAACTCGTTGACTACATGGTTGCAGAGGTGGAGGAGCTTCGCGCGGGTGGTGGTCAGTCTCCGGTAGACAGGGCACGTCAACTGTCGGTTGGTCGTATGGACAACAGTGGTGTAGACGACGACATCCCCTTCTAAGGAGGACCTGTCATGTCCAAGGAAAGAGTAGTGGTAGAGGCCACCGTCGTCCACTCTACGGACGACGCGGTTCTTCTGGACCACGGTGAGGACGAGCCTACCTGGGTGCCGAAAAGCGTCGGGGAAGAAAACGACGACGGCGACTGGTTGGTGGAGGAGTGGTTCGCTCACCAGAACGGAATGATTTAGGAGACCACCGTGCCTGAACGAAGACGACTGAAAAGGAGGCGGGCCCACGTGCCCGCCCGTCATTACCTGACGCTGCCTCCAGGCGAAAAGGAACAGGATTACATAACATCCGGGTGCACCGTTTTTGATTGTGCCTTGGGAGGAGGATGGGCCGCTCGACGAATGATCAACATTGTAGGTGACAATTCAACTGGTAAGACACTTCTTGCCATAGAACTCACCGCGAACTTCGCACGGGCTTTTCCGCAAGGTGCGATTAAGTACGCAGAGGCGGAGGAGGCGTTTGACCACTCCTATGGTCGTTGCGTCGGACTCCCATCGTCTCGGGTCGAGTTCCTTTCGTCCCCGCATGAACATGGTGTGATGTTGGTTGAGGACGTGTACAAGTGGCTAGATGAGGCAGCCGACTGGTGCAACAAGAAGAAGCAGCCCCTGCTTTTCATTCTGGATTCTCTCGATGCTGTTTCTTCTCGCCAGGAAATGGCACGTGATATCAACGATGATTCCTATGGCACCGAACGTGCGAAGAAGGTCGGGGAGGCGGTCCGAAAGGTCAACGCGAAGGCTTCCAAGGCTGGCGTTACCATCGTCATTATTTCGCAAACACGGGCGAAGATAGGAGTCACGTTTGGCGCCACGAAGACACGGTCGGGCGGCGCGGCGTTGGACTTCTACGCATCTCAGATTGTTTGGCTATCCGAGATCAAGCTGCTCAAGAAGACCATCCGCAAAATCGAAAGACCAGTTGGAAAAGTCATTCGAATTCGAGTACGGAAAAACAAGGCTGGGTTACCGAACCGGGAGTTAGAGCTTCCATTGATTTACGGTTATGGAATCGACGACATGATGGCCCACGCCGAGTTCCTAGATAAGGCCATTGGTTTCGACGACCCACGTATAGCGTCTCTCGGGTTGGTGAAGTCTACCTACAAGGAAACGATCACTAGGTTGCGAGACTCCCCCGGTCCAATACGTGGAAATGCTAAGGCGCTTCTGAGTGAAGTAACGGAAGAAGCGTGGAACGAGATTGAAACCCGCTTTATTCCGAAACGGGGGAAGTACGAGTGAGCCCATACATCCCGAATTACGAAGTCACCAAGCTCGTTCTGAAAACGATAAGGGGTCACAAGAACGTAGCACACACCCCGTACTATCTTCAGCAGATTCTTTCAGAAGCGGGGGTGGACTATTCCCTCTATCAGAGGTGGATGACGGCCGGGGCCATGATGCACAAAGCCCCGGCTAGTGAGACGCGTGACTTCGTGGGTAATCATGTGCTGCAGAGGCACTGTACTCATTTCTACGAAACCATAACTGAGCAGCTTGCCCGACATACAGAGCTTGGACCTGTCAGGGAACTGCACGGACCGCAGAGGTTCATTGATTCCAAGGTATATCAGAAGTACGGGATGTCCCTTACGGATTACTTGCTTCAGTTTCTTTACGGAAGATACTACTTGAACGACGCATGCCACATGGTGCACATATCTCGCAGCACGTTCTGGCGTTGGTTTCGGTGGGGCAGGTTGGGCTCTTCATACGGCAGGTTTAGGGATTTTTACACACGCACCAGATTCTGTTTGTTAATGAACCACGTATTCGAGGACAAACCAAATGGTCAAGAAGAAGGCAAGCGCAAAATCGAAAGGCGGTGGCCGCAAGTCAGCAGCAAAAGGAGGCGGGTACGAGAGGTGGTGCGCAAAAGAGCTGTCCTTGTGGATCACTAACGATTCCACCGAGGACGCTGTTTGGAGGTCTGCGGCGTCCGGAGCCAAGGCCACCATGCAGGCGAAGGGAGGTGACGCCGCGGAAACTCATGTCGGGGACCTGATTCCTGTAATGACAGAGGCGTTCCCTTTCTTCGAAACATTCGCGGTGGAATGCAAGAGGGTGAGGCTGCTGCAGTGGCGTTCTATGTTTAACCCGGGTGTGAAGTGCAACATTCAGGAATTTTGGAATCAGGCTGTCAGCCAGTCAGCATGTCGCATTCCCTTGCTGATCATGCGAGAGGACAATGGTGTGGATCTTCTCGCGGCGTCCACTTTTCTGCTTGAAGGTGTTACCCAACCTCTGTCAAAGTGGATTATCAATGGGCAGGACGTATCCATAGTACCTTTGTCCACGATACTTAATCATGTCCACGTAACCAAGTTCGTGGAGAGCGCCCGTCTGTATCGCAAAGCGATTATTGGGGAAGGATGATGCAGTGCAAACTACTCGCCAATTCCATCGTCACCACGGACCTCCACCTTTCGGAAGCAAAACACGCTAAGTATAGGTGGAAGATCTTTTCGGAGTTGCTGTCCTTGGCGGAAGAGGTTACAGCGGATTGGTTGTACATTTTAGGGGACCTGACGGACGCTAAAGACCACCATTCAGCAGAGTTTGTTAATGACGTTTGGAAGCGTGTCAGGGTGTTGGCGAAGTCAATGAACGTGGTGATTCTGAAAGGTAATCACGACTACAGGACAGGACCGGCATTCTTCAAGTGGTTGGATGACATTCCTGGTGTGACCTATGTAGACGTACCCGGCGAGTTACGTGGAGGTATGTTGTGCCTTCCACATACGCGCACTCCGAAGATTGATTGGAAGTCGTGGGACTTCTCCAAGTACGATTGCGTCTTGATACACGAAACAGCAAACGGGTCCATCGTATCGAATGGTTACAAGGTGCCAGGTATCGACCCAGTGCTTGGAGTGAGAAAGGACTGTCTGGTGTTGAGCGGAGACGTCCACGTTCCTCAGAAGGTCGGGGACATTGTGTACGTCGGAAGCCCTTACCACGTTCACTTCGGGGACCGTTTCAAACCACGCGTCCTCCACTTCGATTCACAAGGCGTTGCTTCGGACGTGCATCTGGATTTCCCGGAACGTTTCGTCCTCACACTTAGGAACGCAAGCGAGTTGATGGGAAACGACGCTTTGAAGCCTGGCAACATGCTGAAGATACGAATCGACATGGACTTAACATCCATGGACTTTAGGTCCATTCGTCAGCAGGTTGTGGAGTACTGCACAGCGCGAGGCGTCGTCATTCAAGGTATGGAAATCGTCAAGCCGAAACACAGGCTGAGGCGTCCCCTGCCGGGATCAACCGCAATGCGGGGTGATGATGTACAGACGCAGGAAATCACCGGCAGGGGCGAGCCTGCTGCGGCTATTCGGACGTATGGAGAGGATATGATCGCGGATGAGGAAACGATTGAGCACGGTATCAAATTGCTGCAGGAAGCACGTGAAAAATGAGCATTCGACTGTGCGATATGGAGCTCTATGCGTTCCGATCATTCGTGTCCCCGGAGCATGTGGAGTTTCCTTCTAGACCGGGGCTGTATCTGCTCGGTGGACGTAATGAAGTGGAACCCCTTGTAGGTGCGAACGGTACGGGCAAGAGTTCGCTATGGGGAGCCTTGTGCTGGGCTCTCTATGATCGATATCCGAACGGTTTGCGGTCCACCTCCATGGCGACGTGGGATGCAGGGCACTCTCCGGGCGTCACATGCGCGCTCGAGGTGGATGGAGTCCCGCACACTGTAACCCGCACCTGGAAGCCGAACAAGCTGCTACTGGACGGAGAGCCGACCGACCAGGAGGTTGTAGAGAATCTGATTCAATGCGATATGTCGCAGTTCCTTCACTCGGTGTACATTGGTCAGGGTGCAAAGACGTTTCTGGATTACTCATCTATGGAACGTGCTTCGTTCATATCCACATTGCTGAATCTGGACGTATGGGACCGGGCCAGAGATCACGCTTCGAAGACGTCCAATACGGCTGCGAAGCAAAGGGAAAGGTTTGATAAGGAGGTCGAGCGTCTGAACGGGTCTATCGACGCTCTACGGTCCATGTCGCTGCAGGAGCAGATAGACAAGTTCGAAGAGGACCGCAAGTCCGAAGAAGAACAGGTACGAGTTCGATTGAATCGTTTGAACTCTGACATAGCGAAGCTGGACTCCATCGAATCGGAGAACCGATCAAAGAACAAGGGTCTGCAAAAGCAAGTCAAAGATAAACAGCAGGAAGTGGAGGAGCTGCAACGTGCCCTGTCCGACGAATCGCGACGACACAAAGAGGCTCTCAGCAAAGCAGCGGTAGCCCGCAACGAGCACGAAAAGGCGGTAAAGGATTTCGACCTGGTGAACAAAGAGGTCAAGTGCCCGACGTGTGGATCTGACCTATTGGGAGGTCGGCACGTAGACATTCGCAAGGAAATTGAAAAGCAGATGTTCCAGTTGGCGGCTCAGTATCGAATACTGGACAAGGAACGAAAAGAGCTGGCGATTACTGTGCGCGAATTGGAGGAATCGTTACAGGAGGTACGTGCCGAATACGAAAGTGCATCCAGGACCTTGGCTACTCAGACAGCAGATGCCAGAGCCGCACGGGTGTCCAGAGCCCCTATAGTTTCAGAACGGGACGTCACAGAAAGAAAGCTCCGGGAGTTGGAGACCCGCACCAATCCATTCGAAATGCGGGACAGGGAACGGAGAAAGGATCTGGGTAAGCACTACCGACGCCGCGGTCGTGAAATGGAAGCTAGGGATACGTTCGGACGAGAGGCAGCGATGTCCTCGTTTTGGTCGAAGGGGTTTGGTCAGATTCGATTGGAAATGATCGGGGAAGTAATGAAGCGTCTTGAAAACGAATGCGCCGTGAATCTTACCGACTTGGGACTTCCTGAATGGCACGTTGAGTTCTCATTGGACCGTGAAAACAAAAGCGGTACGGTGACCAAAGGCTTTCACGCCATGGTGCATTCCCCGCATAACGAAGGCCCTGTTCCTTTCGAAGCGTGGAGTGGTGGGGAGGCCCAGAGGCTACGTCTCGCTGTAGCCATGGGGCTGTCCGACATGGTGCAAGATTTCACATCCTCACAATGGAACTTTGAGGTGTGGGATGAACCTTGCACATGGTTAAGTACAGATGGTATAGTCATGTTGTTGGACGCACTCAAGGAACGCGCCCGACGCACAAGCAAGGTGGTCTGGTTGGTGGATCACCGTTCTCTGAATGCCGGTTCATTCGATGGAGTGGCGACAGTGGTAAAGGATGAGCACGGCAGCCAGTTTCTATGGGAGGAATGAAGATGAAACTTTTGCAGGTTCCCGAGTTGGATCACACCATTGTGGTGTCCAAAACCATCACCACTGAAACAGCACACAGGCTCACAAACTACGCGGGAAAGTGCGCGCACATTCACGGTCACTCCTGGCAGTGGACAGTGAAGGTGCGGTGCGGTCTCATGTCCAATGGATTGGCCATTGACTTTGGAGACATCAAACAGGTTTTGAACTCTCGAATCCATGACCTTTTTGATCACGCTATTGTGCTGCACGAGCTGGATCCTTTGGTGGGCTATGCGTCGGATTTGGGAATGGAAATCGGCGCTATGCTGGCTCCTATTCCGGGTGGTGAAACGCGTGTTGTAGTGGTAGACGCAAACCCGACTTCGGAAAATATGGCACTGTATGCGAAGAAGGTGCTTTGGGAGGACTTGCGAACGAGGAATCCAAGTGTCGCATCTGTGAAAGTGATCGTCAACGAAACCTGTACTTCAGCAGCGGAGGTGTGAGATGAACCCAGAAAGTGAACAGTGGTCGGAGCGAGCAGACGAGCCTGGCAAGCTCAATGTACTCGGTGTCTTCCTGACGGTGGACGGAGAGGCGACGGGATTCCACATGGGCACGTGGACCGTCTTCGTTCGATTGACAGGGTGCAGGGTGGGGTGCCGATGGTGTGACACCAAGTACTCGTGGTCGATCAAGCAGGGTGAGCTTGTGACGCCCCCGGAGCTGTCCTCGTTGGTTATGGAGATGATGCAAGGCGCGACGAAGATCTCTATCACGGGAGGCGAACCTCTGGAACAGGACAGCGTTGCGCTGCGAACATTTGTGGCGGACATGATCAACCGGGGATTCAACGTCAGCATGGAAACCTCGGGTACGGAATGTATGTATGATTTTTCCGATTGGTTGTCCAAGAACGCTAACCGGGCGAGGATGTCATTCGTCGTGGACTACAAGCTCCCGTCGGCGCACGCCCTCAAGCCATTCATGTGGCCGAACTACAGCAACATGGACGACTGGGACGTGATCAAGTTCGTGGTCGGAGACAGCAACGACTTCGAAGAAATGGTCAAGGTTGCCCGACATATGCGCTTCCTTAGCCACACCACCTGGAAGCGTGGCTGGATGCCTCGTCTTGTCGCGTCTCCGGTGGTGACGGACACCCCAGGTTCTGAATCCAAGATGACCCCGTTCCTTCTTGCAGAGTCCCTCAAGAACCACGACGACCCCATATGCCGGCAGATCGGCATGAACATCCAGGGACACAAGTACATTTGGGACGACAACGCACGCGACGAAGAGGAGGGTGTGAAATGGGAGGACGTACTCGCCGACGTGCGCCAATCCTCGACGAACAACGAGTCGGATCTGACGGCAGTTCAGAGGGGAGGACTTCACCACTCCTAGAGAATGGTGTGAGAACTCTACTCTTGGTAGACGCCTCAATGGCTGTCTATCGGTCCATGTTCGCGCATCCCACCCTGTCCTCGGGTGGGATGTTTACGGGGGCGCTGTACGGGATGGTGCAGATGTTGTGTAGCGCCATTCAGAAGTACAGCCCCTCTGCGGTGGTCGTGTGCTACGACCACCCTCCTTATTGGAGGTCTAAGGAGCTTCCTACGTACAAGTCCGGGAGGGTGTTTCGCGAATCTACCCAAGCCTCTCACATGACACAGCACGCCAAGAACATGGGCTTGGAAGGTAGCCACGACCATGGGCTTTCTATCAAAGCTCTTGCGCGCGATTCGTGCGAACGTTTCAAGGTGGCTCTGGTTTCCTTGGGCATTCCTTTTCACGCTGTGGAGGGGCTGGAAGCCGACGACTTGATCGCGTGCGGGGTGCGGGAATTTTCGTGCGAGTTCGAACGCACGATCATCCTCTCGTATGACTCGGACTTGTACCAGCTGCTTGACGGTCACGAAGTGTACATGGTACGCAAGAAAGGGAACTTGTACGGACGGGAGGACTTCGTGCAAGAGTTTGGAATCGCACCTGACAAGTGGGCCGAGGTGTTGTCCCTTATGGGTTCCCACAATGGGGTGCCAGGCATAAAGGGCATTGGCCCGAAGAAAGCGGTCGCCCTTGTGAAAGATCTTGCGAAAGATAAGGAACTGGAGGATAGTGATATAGTGGTATTGGTAGATTTCATGGATCGAAATATGCCACTCATTATTCTGCCTCACCCGGGTGTAGAAACTGCTTTCATCATGGACAGGATTGACATGATGCACCCGGAGGAACGTACCTTCATGCGGTGGTTGCATACATACGGAATCGAGTATAGTCCGTTAATGATGGAAGCGGTGCAGACGTTGAAGCAAAACATCCGCAGGCACGGAACAACCTACGAGTGAGGTTACATGGAACCAGATCAAAAACTCAGTGGAGCGTTGCAGGAAAACGTCCTCTGCTTGTTGGTGTTCAACGCCGAACACGCTCCACTCATTCGTTCCTTGGTGCCGGTAGAGGCGTTTGATTCAAGGTTCTACCGGGACATCGCAACCAAGGCGATAGACTACTTTGATTCATTCGGGGAGGCGATAGGCGAGCACATAGCGGATGAACTTGAGGACGAATTGAACGGGGAGGATAAGCGCAAGGCGGATATATACGAGCGTTTATTGAACCGCTTGTTTACCGCACAAGAAGGTATCAATGCGAAGTACGTACTTTCGCGTCTTCGTGAGTTCGTAAAGGCGCAGGCTCTCAAGGGTTCGATCATGGAGGCGTCCCGTCTTCTATTGGACGGTGACTTGGAGGCGGCAGAGCAGGAACTGGATAAAGGGATGCGAAAGCGCGTGGACGCTTTCGACCCGGGCATCGACCTTACGGACCCAGACCAGGCACTTCGTTTTTTCGACGACATAGACGAGGTGTTTCCTACCGGTATCAAAACACTAGATCGCATGGGGGTAGGCCCTGCTCGTGGTCAGTTGTTTCTTTTCATGGCACCTCCGAAACGTGGTAAAACGTGGCTCATGGTTTCCATGGGCGTGAACGCGATGATGCGCCGTTTTAAGGTGCTGCATATCACTTTGGAGATGTCGGAGAACCTTACCTCCAAGCGGTATATGCAGGCCATGTTTTCGATGACTTCTAAGCCGTATCCCAAAGGTATCGAGTATCACAAGTTCGATACGTCGGGGAAGGAAATGGCGTTGCGGACGATCACCTTGGACGACCTCCCGAACATGAAGCAGGAAAACGCGAGGGAATTGCTGGCCTCCAAGATAGCACGTATGCGTGTACCTATTCGAGTCAAGGGGTTTCCCACAGGCAGTCTCACGGTAGGTAATCTACGCACTTTCATGATCATGCTGGAACGCACCCACAACTTCGTGCCGGACATTGTGTTGTTGGACATGCTGAATCTCATGAAGATGAACTCAGCACGTATGCGGGAGGACTTGGGTGCATTGGCAAAAGAGTTTCGTGGTTTGATGATTGAGTTTAACTGCGCTGGTGTGGCCACTATTCATGCGAACCGCTCGTCCGCTAAAGCCAAGATGGTGGATGAGCAGCACGTTGTCGAAGATTGGAGTGTGATAGGAACAGCGGACACGGTGGTCACATTTTCGCGAACGGATGCGGAGAAGGAGCTTGGTCTTGCACGTTTAACGGTGACAAATGCTAGGTCCGAGGAGGACAGGTTCAGTGTGTTGATATCGCAGGCGTACGAGATGGGCAAATTTCACATGGACTCCATACTACTGCCTCGTGAATACTGGGAGATGTTGAGTTCACAAGAAGGAATCCCAGAGGAGGATTGATTCATGAAAGTTCTTGACGACGGTCATATCTACGAACTAGAAGAAACCGGACGCGGGGAAGGTACTCAGCAGATAAGTTTTATGAAACGGTCTGGAGGTGCGGTGCGTTATGACCAGGAATGGGACGGTCTACAAACTCAAGAGGTTTTGCGCGCTTTGATCCATAGGACTATCTACTTGAATGAGATAATCCCGTGCGTTGAAACACAGGACGCAATTTGGCATCTTCGTATGGCCTTGTTTGTCTACGAAGCGCGCGCATACAGAAGGAAGCAGGAAGGGAAGAATCGTAAGTCCCCGACGCATGATGATACTGCTCGTGCGAGAGGTTGGCGCGCAATGCCGTATGATGATGTACCTTTTAGTGAGGAGGCTATAGAGTTGCTTCCTGTAGGAGATGATGGTCATATTTTGATCGAGGATTGACGATGGTTGTCTTAGCCAAGCAGGCACTGGTGGATTACATCCATCGTCCTCTCGATGACTGGACGTGGGTCAAAAAGCTCACTCGGCAGGACATCGAGAAGATCATCTCTGAATACAAACCCGCGCCTGTTTTCAAAACTGAGCCGTATCTGCACCAGCTTCAAACCTACCTAGTTTGCACCAATGTATCTCGCTTTGGTCTGTTCCCGGAGATGGGTCTGGGAAAGACGAAGATAGCGTTGGACATCATTACGGACTTTCAACGTCGCCGTCTCATCCGTTCAGCACTTGTGGTGTGTTTGAACGAGGTATCCGTTTATGGTTGGGAGGAGGAGGCGCAGATCCACTCGGACCTCTCCGTGGTTTCGTCCATAGGATCCCGTTCGGACAAGGAAGTGTCGTTGCAACGCACCGCGGACGTCCACCTAATGACGTATGCGGGTCTGCACTCCTATGTCACCAAGCTCCCTGACAAGAAGGGAAGCGCGAAGCGAAAGAGGCGTCTCATATCTCGAGTGGTTCGTGAAATACAGACCAAGTTTGACCTGGTCGTGTTCGATGAAGTGCAGATGTTGATGAACCCCTCCAGTGGTACCTCGCAATCGTGTAAAGCCATAGCGGACGAGATGGGCTACGTTTATGGCATGACAGGTACTCCGATGGGGCGTGACCCCAAGCCTCTTTTTGGCGAGATGTTGGTGATAGACAAGGGTGAGTCGTTTGGCAACTCGGAGGAGCTTTTCGAGTACGTTTTCTACAACGCGGTACAGGCGGGGAAGTGGAAGAAAAAGACCGTAGACCTCCGCATGACGGAAGACCTAAATCGGATGCTGCGGCATCGTTCTATAACCTACTTGAACAGTGAGTGCTTTGACGTACCGAAGATCGTACGCCAAACGTTTCGCGCTACGATGACCGCGGAGATGGGTGAGCACATGAATGACTTGCTAATCGCAGCGCGCGAGGCAAGAGAGGCCATTGAGCGCGGGGATGTATTGAAGCAGAAGAACGTGTTCATCCGTCAGAGACAATTGACAGGTGGTAACCTTGTACTGGACCCCACCGACGATAGCGAAAAGATGGAAGTCCCCTTGAGAATGAATCCCAAGGTGGACCACATGGTGGAGCTTGTAGAGTCAGTACCCATGGTGAATAAGGCCATTGTGTTTTACGAGTACAACGTTACAGGGGACCGTGCAGAAGCCGCGATCAAGGAACGGGGTGTGAAGTACGTTCGGCTATGGGGGCAGACGAAGAATTCGAAGAAGGTGATCGATGGTTTCAAACGAGACCCGAACATACGGGTGTTGTTAGTCAATTGGAAGATGGGAGGCGCCGCGTTGAACTTGCAGGTGGCGAACTACGTCATCTTCCTAGAGAGCCCTACTTCGCCTATGCACCGCGCCCAGGCGGAAGAGAGGGTACGACCGAGACTCCAAGAACGCACCTACCTTTATGATATTGTGATCGCTCGTTCTGTGGACGAGCGCATCCTTGAATTCCACGCGGAAGGTAAAGACCTTTTCGAACAGATTGTGGTGGGCAAGGAACCATTGATAAAGAGGTATCGGAGGTCGATAAAGTGCCATCCTGGTTCGAACAACGACGGGCGCAGCAATCGTTCTGGCGTAAACAAGACCCGGAGATCAAGGAGGTCACGGGTGAGTTAGTTGGAGGGGAGCTTGCAGCCCGTCGGGGCAACGCGCCTCAGATAGTCAAGGGAGGTATGTGGCCACACCAACGTGAGTGGTGGGAGGCCACCACATTTATCAAGGCCCTTGTGACGGGGTACGGAGGGGGGAAAACACTGGTAGGGGCGAAGCGAGCCCTCGCCATGGCCATATACAACTTCCCCTCCCCCGTTGCGTGGGTGAGCCCGTCCTACAAGGTGGCCAAGCGCACGGCCATCCCCACTATGAAAGGGCTGCTCTACGGCAAGCAAACGTTGATGCCCGGGCAGTTGAAGTGGGATTTCAACAAGGCCGATCTCGAGTTTCAAATTCAGTACAAACAAGCGAACGCAATCGTGTGGATCATGTCGGGGGATGACCCCGATGCTCTGAAAGGCCCGAACCTGGCGGCCGGTTACATAGACGAGCCATTCATTCAACCCCGAGAAGTGTTCGACCAGGTGCTCGCTCGTGTTCGAGATCCGCGTGCTCGTTACTTAGAGATCGGGTTGATGGGTACGCCCGAGGAGCTCAATTGGGGCTACGACATTTGCGAGGGCGAGGAAAAGGACAACCATGACCTCACCTTGGTGCAGGCATCGACGAAGGCCAACAAAGCTCTGCCGAGTGACTACGCCGCGAGGCTAGAGCTCGGGTACGACGACAAGGCCGCGCTCGCATTCGTGGATGGGCAGTTCGTATCGCTAGCCAAAGGTCTCGTCTACTATGCGTTCAATCCTGATACGTGCATTGTGGACCTGCCTGATCCGGGGCACGAGCTCTGTGTAGGAATGGATTTCAACGTGGACCCGATGGCGTTTGTTGTGTTTTGGAAGCGTGGTGATCGAATGCACGTAGTGAAGGAATACGAACTGCCGAACAGCGACACGGAGGACGCGTGCGTCAAGTTGCGCGAGGACTGGGGCGACCGCATTCGAGACGTCTACCCCGACGCTTCGGGCAATGCGCGGCAGACGAACGCTCCGGGCGGACGTTCGGACTTTCACATTCTGCGCGAGTTTGGGTTCACAGTTCGAACGAAGAAGACGAACCCTCCCCGTCGTGATCGATTCAATTCGGTAAATGGCAAGTTCAAGTCCCGCAAGGAAACAGCCCCCAGTCTGACGATATCCCCGAAGTGTAAAAAGCTGAAGCGCTACCTGATCGAATTCAACCACGAAAACGCTCACAAGCTGCGCCATATGTCGCACCTCACAGACGCACTCGGCTACCCCGTTGCATACCTCTACCCCATACGTCGCACGACCGGCCCTCTCCGCATTTCAGGGCATTAGCCCCATCGTCGTCCCCGTTGCGCGTTGACCCCGGCAGGGGAGGGCTGAGAGGTTCGTCCGCCCTCTCGTCCTGCCATAGCAGGCGTCCACCCGCTAAGTGATTGATTCCTCGTGGATCCACGGCACATGAGGAATCCCCGAAGATCCACGGTGGTGAAGGAACCGCGTGCATACGCGCGCGTAGGGCACCTCCAAGTGATTGATCTTCCAGGTGGAAAATCCCGGTGTCTTCCCGGTTTGACAAGCGTGCCAGCGCAGTTCAAACTCGCTAGCGAGTTTGGCACACATGGGAGACGGAGATGGACCTGAGATTGACGAACAACGGTCTGAGCTGGAGCAACAGATCGGGCAATTGCGGCGTTCGCGCAATCGCGAACTACGCGGGCATTGATTACGCCGAGGCGAGGAAGATGGTCAAGCAGGTCGTCAGCATCGGGCTGGTCAATCGTCGCGGGATGTTGCGGGAAGAGATCGACAAGGTAGCCGACAAGCTCGGTCTCGAGCCCGTTCGTCTCCTGGAACGAGGCACGCTGGAACAGCACGCTGAGTTCCTGGGAGACGGCTTGTATTCGATTGAAAACCCGCCCCACCTGACGTCAGTGGTGGACGGAGTGTCAGTCGATAATCACGATTACCGAGGCTGTGTAGCGAAGGTCGCGTACCTGCCCAAGGTGGCATAGTCATGAGCGCACGAAACGCAATGCAGGGGATGAAGTGGATCCGCAACGAGCGTCGGTTGGCCATCTACCTGCGAGATGGCCTGGCGTGCGTGTATTGCGGGGACACGGTCGAGGATGGCGCGAAGCTGACGCTGGACCATCTGAAGCCGAACAGTCGCGGGGGCACAAACGACACGACGAATCTCGTCACATGCTGCCACCGTTGCAACAGCAGTCGAG